AGGTGTAGTAGTACCAATTCCTACATTCCCACCTGATGTAAGCCTCATTTTCTCACCGCCTGATGTAACCCAAATAGTAGCACCTGTCTGTGATATGATCACAAAGTCACCTGCTACTGATCCTGTCACAAATTGTGCATTTGCAGTCACTAGCCCAAACTTAGCCTGATACACAGATCCAGTCACAGCCTCACCCATTGACACTGTTGGTGCTGCACCTGACAATCTCAAATGTGCATCAGCAGTAGCATTAAAAATCTCTAAGGATCTTTGTGGGGTTGTCGTACCAATACCTAAACGATTATTAGTAGCATCCCAAAAATGATTCGCTGATCCTGCCACACTTGTACTGCCAGTAAAATATGTTACATGACCGCTAGTGCCTGTACCTGTTACTGGGTTTGTTAAAGCATTTTGTTTATTATTAAATGTAGTCCAGTCTGTACTAGATAAATAACCGTTTGTACTTCCATTTGCTTGGCTGATTGAAAATGCACCTGTGCTACTATTGTAAGACAATGGAGATGATGCAGATAGTGAACTTAATGATATTGGTGTAAATCCTAATATAGTCGCAATAGACTTATTTTTCCATAAAGTACTTGAACTCTCATAAACCAAAACCTCATTATTTGCTACTGATGAAATGGCCACATTGTGCAATTCATCTAATTCATAACCATTCTGAATCTTAACCTCAATCGTTCCCTGTGTGCTGCTACTCCTAGTGACAATACCAATATAAACAATATTATCAGGTGCAGATGGCTTTGTAGTAGTGTATCCACCTGCCACTGTAGGGGATAGCCATAAAGTCACACCTGCTGTGTATGCTGATGTATCTAAGCCTGTCAAATTCCCAATGACTACCACATATCCGTTTGCGTTATTTGCAATATCATTCTGTACTACTCCATAGGTATTTGATGATGTACTTTCTGAATTTGCCTGAGCCTTTGCGATCAATGGCAATGTACCACTAGATCCGTTCAAATAAACTACAGTGCCTTTTGTTACAGTTGCACCTGTGGTGTTTCTCACCTCTGTCAATATTCTGTCAGATGACAATAAAGTAGGGAATGTCTGATATGCACCTGTACCATCCACATATTGAGCAATTGTACCAGTGTACATTGGTACGTTCACCCAGTTTGATCCGTTATATTTTATTATGTTTCCATTGGCAGCACTGGTGATAATCACATCACCCAATTGATTCAATGTGTAGTCACCCTCAGCAGGTGCTACAGATCCCACTCTGCCGTTAAACGAAATCACCCCTGCACCTGTCAAAGATTTCAGGTCAGTGATCGTAATCTTATATAAATAGCCAGTAGTAGGATCACCCACCGCAAGTAAATCACTTAATGATAAGGATGCCCTACTGTCTAATTCTGATATTTTCTTATTTGCCATGCTTATAAATAGGTTTATGCTGGGTATTGGTACTGAGTAGGAATCACACATCTATCTGATGTAAATGGTAACTCTAAGCTGATGTCAGCCTTTACAGCTATCAAATTGTCAGGTGTGTCCTCAGTTATAAAAGTCAATGATACGTTTTCACTCATCTCAAATTCAAATTCCTGATACAATAATTGAGCAATGATGTCCTGTGTCACACTTAGCATGTCACTCAAAGCCTCAGTTTCATTGATTTTTTCAGGTAGCATTCTGTCAAAAAAATACAGGCTGAAATTCAGTGTCAGTGTCCTGGTGGAGATATTTGCATTCGTAGAATCAAAGTACATAGCAGGATAGACATTGTCTGCACTTTCTCCTAGAAACTCATCAAAGTCACCGTAGTAAACAGTGTTAATTTGCTGATGTGCCTCTGCTATTGCTTTTATTTGACTTACTACCTGGTTTAATGTTAGTGTCCTTGCTGCCATTGTTTGTTTGTTTTTCCAGGAATACTTTTAGTTTATCCTGATTTTTTTTGCTATATGTCTTATTCGCCATCACAGCATGAATTTATGTTTCCCTGATACATTTGCTCAAAGGATTTCCCTTTACAGCCACAGTCATCACCTAGCCAAATGGTAGTGGTGTATGCTTCAATATCAGGTCTAATAGTGTCCACTCCGTTCCCTGGATTGTTATATAAAGGGAATACTGTAGTAGTAGATGATTGCCTTAAAAATTTTACTAGCCTTTGCTTATAGAATTCAGCCCTAGCTTTGTATCTATTTGCCACATCAATCATATCCTGGGCTGATGGCATATCAGTATTCTCACTGCTTTTTCTTACTACCCCCTTATTGTAAAACTGATAAGATAAGCCCATAGGCAATTCACTCATCACATAATACACTAAGCAGTTTGTAATATAGCTATCCAATAGATCTGTTTCTGCTGCTGTCAAATCATTGTCATCAATTCCATCCTGCAAACGATTGTATAAACCTGTACCCAATGCAGGCAGAATATACATATCCTGTGCTGTCAGGATCTCAGGCAAAATCAGTTTCTCATCCACATTCGCATGCAATCCTGTTCTCTCCTTTATTGTCTTTACTGATATAAAAAGTGTATTCCTACTCATTATTTTTGTTTTACTTTTTTATTACTATGTTACTCATCCAGGTGTGTCTGCAGCTAGGTGAATCACCCCACCATCCACCGCCTCTGTCAAATACACTATAGCCTAATCTTGCACTGATATTTTCAATGTCTGCTCTACTATATAGCTTATCCAATGAAATCAATTTTCTACAAAATTCCCTAGATGGATGCTCTGGTGTGTCTCTTTGATCTACTGGTACTTGTGTTTTCCACTCATAGCTGTACATCACTTTGAAACTCGTAGTGTCAGCCTTTTGTCCTGGTGCAAGTTTGCTTAATGGCTTTATAGGCACTCTCTCTATGGCATCACCCACTATTCTAGCTTTCAATATACCATCAGCCTCTAATCTGCCTAATGTGTCATTAATCACCTTTAAATCTGTCTTTGTCACATCAGCAAGTATCTCAGGTGTAATCAAATTATCCTTTGTGATAAGATCAATGATACTCCTTTCCAAATCATTTAAAATAACATCAGCAAATTCTAATGATAAAATCTCATTGTCAATCATTGCCTCTGTACTCTTAAACTTTACAGTCTTTTTTTTTAAAAATGAATAGTTGCTAGCACTCTCACCAAATTCAGCAAATACCTTAATGACATCATCACTGAATTTTGCAGGTGCAGCCTCATCCTCACCTAGCCAGGTAATCATGTCCTCATCAGTTAAACCATAGCCGTTTCTAAGCATAGCAATAGCCTGATCCCTGCTTATTTTACCCTTATTGAACTCTCTTACTATCCTTTGCATGTTCTGCCATTCTCTGCCTTTTAAGCCCTTTAAATGCTCATTGATAGACTGCTGCTGTGGCTGTGCTGTATTTGTTAAGTCAGGCTGTACACCGTATTTTGTAGCATCAATACCCATCTTTTCTAAGATCCACTCCTTAGGTGCTACCTGAGCAATGATATTCTCACTGAACTCAAAACTGATAGGCTCTACAGGTTGAATGTAGATTTCCTGCTTTGCACCTTTCAATCTAGCTAGCATATTGAAAATGCTTTCTAAAAATTGCTGCTTATCATTTACATAGGTATTTTTAAAAATCTCATAGCCATCTCTCATCTCAGTTCTAGTGCCTAATTTACCAGGCTCACTGATACCAAATAGACTAGGTGTAGTGATCTGATGACCTGCAAAGATGTTCTGCTGGATCATAGTGTCTACCTTTCCAAAATCCTCTTTTGTTAAATCTGATGCCCCTAAGTCCTCTACGATAGCTTTCCTGGATGGATCATTCACAAAGTTTAAAATAAACTTTTTACCATCTGATCCTGTGAATCGTTTTTCAAATCGTCTTTCAATGTTTCCCTTTTCCTCATTGCTAGGCTCACCATTGGGTAGGGTAATAAGTTTACTAGCAGAAAACCCAGTCTGTGCATTGCCTAGTACATGCTTAGAAACCTCAATGTCTGATTCAATGTAGTTTAATGCACCCATGTAGCCAGGTAGTGCATAGGTTTGCATCCCTGGTCTGTATTCCTTAATATATAGAATCTGCTTTCCTTTCCTAGTTTTTGTATTAAATGCAGGGATGATCTCAGGCTCAGATTTTCTATCCGCCCAGTCTTGCTTATACCAAAAATCTGTGTTATCCTTGTTAGATCTAATCTTTGTGTAGTCGATATGATTGATCTCAGTTAATTGCTCACCAAATGCACTCCATATCACCTCAAGGTATGCTCCACCAAATACCTCAATGTCAATATCTACCTTTCTAGTCAGGTCATTCAATCCCTCACCAAAGCTGTTAACATTTTTAATAAATGTCTCAGCAGCAGGATCAGCCTCTTTCACAGCCCATCCATTCCCTATGATATAGTTTACTTTGCCTCTTACAATAGCCTGATGCTTTGCACTCTTATTGTACAAATCTAGCAAATATGTTGGGTAGTCATTTTTCTCACCAAATTCAATATAGCCCTGCCCTCTCTTTTCTCTGTACTCAGGTTGCTTTGCCTCAGCAAAACTCAATACATAAAAATTGTTTGTTAATTCCATTATCTTACTTTAAATGTGTTTGTAGTTTCATATTCGGTAAACTCAAAAGTAGTACTATCATTCAGCCTCAATATCCCTGTTTCTAATAGCCCAGTGGCTAGATCAGGATTGACATTGCTAGTGCTAGCTTGCTCATAAATATAGTAAGTCCATTCACCTGCTAACTTATTATTGAAATAAGTAGTAGCATTTACGCTGAATTTATTGTACCTATCTTTATGTGCTGATGTATCTGTAGCATTTAACTTAACAAAAGCCACCACATCATTGCTAGTTCTATTGATAAAATAGAATAGATAATTAGGTGCAGACAATGTTTGCTTTTCAGTCAAAGTCACTATCAGATCAGTAGTTTGCCCTTTTGTCAAGTATATCATACCATTAAATAGCATCTAGCCTGACTTTTACCATAAAAAAAAGCCAGCCCCTTTTGAGAGACTGGCCGACTACCTACTATTGAAAACCACGAAAGCCTAAGCTGTCAATCCAGCAATAATTGAGCTAGTCACCTCAGGTGCTAATTCTTTTTCACCACCGCTGAATGTTAATGCATAGCCGTTTTTATCTGCTTGAGCAGTACCAGTAGCACTAGATCCAGCAGTAATGTCTAAGCCATTTTGCTTTCCTAATAACCAGTATTTGCCATTTGCATCCTCTACTACAGCTATCAAATTGTTTTTAGCCAATAACAAGATTTCGTTTCTTGTATTTGCTTGCATCTTGTTTAACATAATAGCTAATTCCTGAGCATAAAAAATAGTTCCGTTTTGGATATTTGCATTTATGTTCTCAGTTAATGAACTGCTATTCTTAACAAGCTGATATTTATAGAATACTTTTCCACTAGCTTTTGTGATAGCTGTTACCACCCCTGACACTTCGGTCATAGATGAAACATCACCTTACCCCTGTGTTAATGCACATGCCATGTTTTGAATAATTTATATTTTTTTAAAAATAGGGCAGCAAAATTAATCACTGCCCTGTATTAGTTATACTACGAACTTAACGATCTCACCAGGGAAAGCAAAGTTCACACCCATTTTGAATTCAGATACGAAACGTACTTGATCAGCCTCTTTTGCGTAGAAAATCTCAAATCTTTCCTCTTCATTCAATAAATCTGTACCGATAAATAAGTTGCTCAATCTCATTGCATAAACCTTATTTGTACCGTTCAAACCTTGTACTGCTACCACTTTGATAGTTGTACCTGGTAATAAGAATTCGCTGTCAGATTTGCCATCAAATGCATAGTTGAACATGTTTGCATTTTTCAAAGCAATTGTGTAAGTACGGAAAACATCCATACCACAGAAAATTCTAACATCATCTTTTGCTACTACCTCAGCAGGGATTGCCTTGTAAACTGCATCAAATACAGCGATTACATTTGCTGATGTGATTGCAGTAGCAGTGCTACCGAAATAAGTGCTAGTGTTTGCGTCTACTACAGCAGTGCTTGCAGCAGTAACTAATTTGATGATACCATCAAACTTATTTTTGTTACCATCAGCTGATGCTGTGTCACCTTGCCATAAACCGATCTCTAATTGAGATGCGATTTTTTCAGTCTTTCTGTTAGAATACTGCTCTGCGAATACTACTGAATCATAGCTGCTACCTGCTGGTAAAGCCTTTTGTAAGTAAGTTCTCTCTAAGTCTTTTGGACATAAAGCCTCGTTTACTTTGATTTTACCTACTGTTACAGTTCTTTGAGTGAAAGTAGTTGTACCTGATGCGTTAAATCCGCAAGATGATCCATCTTGGAAAAAAGCGTCAGTGTCCATGATGTTAATCTTTTCGCTAGATTTTACACCTACCATCACATTTCCTTGATCTTTAATTAAGCTAGCTGTTTTGCTACCTAATACAGATGAAGCTACCAAAAGATCTTGATTCTCTTTTGTGTAGGTTGCTAATGCTGATACATCAAATGCCATTGTTATTTGTTTTTGTTTGTTTTAAAAAATTGTTACTTATTGATATTTTTAGCTCTATCTAAAAATCTTTTCATTTTTTCCTCTTTGCTTTCTACATGTGCATTGAACTTATCCTTTGGATTTTCAGTAGCAGATGCAGATGGTGTGCTGATCAATCCTACGATCACATCACTCATTTCGGAAATAGCCTTGCTGAATTTTGCCTCTACCTCAGACATCATTGCCTTTTTAGATTCAGCATCTTTTTTCAATTCTGCAATGGCTTCCTCTAATGCAGCTATTTTCATTTCAGTTTCAGATGGAGCAGGTAATTCTACCTCAACCTCAATCTCAGGTGCAGCCTCATTAGGTGCTTTTAAAGCTGTGATAGTTCCAGTCTCATCCAATGTGATGGTAGTGCCATCTACTAACTCATGATCCCCAGCAGGTGCAGGTGATTCATTGCCAGCTTCATCTTTGATGGTAACTTTACCACCTACCTCTAAACTGTCAATAGTCACTTTGCCACCAGATACTAGATCATATTCTTTTGTAGCCTCTGTAGGCTCAGCAGCAGGTGCTGCCTCAGGTGCAGGTGCTGGCATTTGATCCCCAGGTGCGAATTGCAACCCAGCAGCTTCAAAAGCAGCTTTCATTTTCAAAATTGC